GTGCAGGGCACAGTGTCGTTGACTGGTGTCACGCTAACTGCTGGCAATACTCTAGTGATTAACGGAACCAGCGTAGCAGTTCCAGCAGGCCCAAATAACAACGCAACAGGTCTAGCAAACGCAATCAATGCAGTACCAATTGCTGGTGTAACTTCAGCAGTTGACTCAAGTGGTCGCTTGGTAATATATGCCAATAGCACTGCAACTGCTGATGGCTCTACAGCCGATGGTGGCGTTGTGCATATTGAAAGCAGTAGTACTGCAGGACTATTAACTGCAATCGGCTTTACTGCACAATCATATTGCGCACCTGCTTTGCAACAAAGTGCAAACTTCACTGTACCGCGCTGGCGCACTACAGACACTGACCCTCGTCCTACTGGATCAGTGTGGAACATGATAACTGCGGTTAATCAAGGTGCCAATATTGTAGTCAAGCGTTATGATGCAGCACTGGGTGCATTTGTCACACAAAACTCACCAATTTATGAAAACGATCAAAGCGCAAACAAAGCACTTGATCCAAGTGGTGGCGGCAAAAACATTGTGGCCGGAGCATTGTACGTTCAGTACAATTCTGATCCAGAAATAAATGCCGATGATGTGTACAACAATACTCTTACACTCAAAGTTTTTGAACGTGCAACAACCGGCGCAACAATTGTTTCTGGTGCAACAGTTGATCCAACATTTGTCAACGGTAATCAGTTCAGTATTTCTGCTAGTGCTGTCAACAGCAACACATTAACAACACCAGTAACAGCTACAATTTCTGGAACTACTCCAGCTGCTTTTGTGGCAGCAGTTTCTGCAGCCGGTGTTCCTTTTGTGTCAGCAGCAGTAACAGCCGAAGGCACTATTTCGTTCACACACAGTCAAGGTGGCGTCATTGTATTGACCAACGTAACTGGCACTCCAGTAGCGTCAGCTGGGTTTACTACCAGTATTGAGGAAGTCAAGGCTGGTACTGGCGATTTAACTGGCAGTTTGATTTTGTCTCCTTGGGTTCCATTGACTTACACTGCATCATCAACTGCTCCTAGCTTGAATCCAGCAGACGGTCGCTTGTGGTATTACAGTGCAACAAATCAAGTTGACATTATGATACAGAGTGGCTCAGGATGGGAAGGCTACCGCAACGTGGCACTTGATGTGCGTGGTTATAACCTAACACAAACAGATCCAGCTGGCCCAATTATTTCTGCCAGTGAGCCACTAACACAAAGTGATGGTACTGCATTGGCGTACGGTGACTTGTGGATTGACACTAGCGATCTTGAAGTATACCCTGTTATTAGACGTTGGGAATTGCTGAATGATATTGCACAGTGGGTGTTGATTAACAATACAGACCAAACAACCAGCAATGGTATTTTGTTTGCAGATGCACGTTGGGCACCTAATGGCACAACCAATCCAATTACTGATAACATTCCTACAATTGTCAGTTTGCTAACAAGCAATTACTTGGATCTAGATGCACCAGACTCAGCTCTGTATCCAACAGGGACTTTGTTGTTTAACACTCGTCGAAGTGGTTTCAATGTCAAGAGTTTCCAGACCAACTACTTCAATCCACAGACATTCACTGTGGATGGTTACAGTGCAACCACTGCTTATGCCGCAAATACTGTGGTATTGTATCAAGGTGTGTTGTATATTTCAACCACAACAACCACAGGCAACGCACCAACTAACACCAATTTCTGGGCCACTCTAGAAACTGATGCTTGGGTCAATGCAAATGGTAACCGTGCTGATGGTACTCCTTACATGGGCCGTTTGGCACAGCGTCAGCTTGTTGTTGCGGCCATGAAGTCTGCAATTGACACTCAAGACACACTGCGTGAAGAGCAAAATCAATTCAACTTGCTTGGTTGCCCTAACTATCCAGAGTTGATTATCAACATGGTACGTCTAAACAACGAACGTGGTAACACTGGCTTTATTGTTGGCGACACACCAATGCGCTTGCCGCCAAGTGGTACTGTTATCCAAGCCTGGGCTACTGATGCTGGTGGATTAGGTTTTGTTTCGGGCGATGGCTTCACCACAAGTGATCCGTATGTTGGTGTATTCTACCCAGCTTGCCAAACAACTGATCTAAGCGGTAGTCAAGTTGTACAGCCTGCCAGCCACATGATGTTGCGTACTATTGTTCGTAGTGACGAAGTTGCTTATCCATGGTTAGCACCAGCTGGTGTACGCCGAGGCGTTATTGATAATGCTGAACGCATTGGCTATATTGAATCTGCTACAGGTGAGTTTGTGACTATTGCAACTGGACAAGGAATTCGTGATGTGTTGTATCAGAACAAGATCAACCCAATCACATTCATTCCAGGTGTTGGTATTACCAACTACGGTAACAAGACAGAAAGTGCAGTTACCAGTGCATTGGATCGAATCAACGTTGCACGTTTGGTTGCATTTGTACGTGGACGATTGAATGAGATTGGTAAACAGTTTGTGTTTGAACCAAACGATCAAATTACTCGTAATGAAATTACCAATGCCATCGACGGTTTAATGATTGACCTTGTGGCAAAACGTGGTATTTACGATTACCTGGTTGTGTGTGATTTAAGTAACAACACCCCAGCTCGAATTGATCGTAACGAACTTTATGTTGATATTGCTATTGAACCAGTAAAAGCAGTAGAGTTTATTTACATTCCAGTTCGTCTCAAGAACACTGGTGAGATATCATCGGGACAAGCAGCTAGCTCTGCTACTGTTTAATAGAACATAAATAAACACATACAGGAGAAACATATATGGCCGTTGCATCACTAACAAGAATGACAGTCCCTTTGGCAAATGATCAGAGTAATCAGAACCAAGGGCTGTTGATGCCGAAACTCAAGTATCGCTTTCGAGTGATGTTTGAGAATTTTGGAGTTTCAACTCCACGTACTGAATTGACAAAGCAAGTTATTGACTTTACTCGTCCTTCGGTTACATTTGATGAGATTCCAATTGAAATCTACAACAGTCGTATGTATCTTGCTGGCAAGCATACATGGGAAATGTTGACTGTGAACCTGCGCGACGATGCTTCAGGTGAAGTTGCACGTTTGGTTGGTGAACAATTGCAAAAGCAATTGGACTTTAACGAAATGGCATCGGCCGCAGCTGGTATTGACTATAAGTTTTTGACTCGCGTTGAAATCCTTGATGGTGGCAACGGTGCCGCAACACCTGTGGTGCTAGAAAATTGGGAAATTTATGGTTGCTACTTGAATCAAGTAAACTATAACGACTTAAACTATGGCTCAAGTGAAGCAGTGACAGTTACTATGCAAATTCGATTTGACAATGCAGTTCAGACACCTAACGGTACTGGCGTTGGCTCATCGGTTGCACGTTTGGCTGGCAGTGTTGTAACTGGAGTTGGCGCAGGCTTTGCCGGCGTCTAATAGCTAAATGGCATTCGGGCAGGATTTTCTAAAGTCGTTCTTTGGTAACGACTACGTTAAGGATTACACTCACGCATCCAAAACGTTTCGTTCAAACGGATATGAAAATTCTCCCCGAGTTAAGTTTCTCTTTCATGTTTACTTCACACTAAACACAAGTCAAATTCCGCAGTTGAGAAATATTTTCTCCACTCCTGATACTTCAACCATTGGGTTGTTGGTTAAAACAATTGATCTTCCTAAATTTCGCTTAGATACTGAAACCCTTAATCAGTACAACCGCAAGCGTATTATACAAAAGAAAATTGAGTATCAACCAATTGCAGTAAAGTTCCATGATGACAGTGGCGACCTTATTCGCAACATGTGGTACAATTATTATTCATACTACTACAAAGACCCCAGCCAACCCTATCGTGGACAGACAAATACCAATGGTTCCATTGGTGATAGCGCCACCTTGAGCAACGGTTTTAATTACAACAGTCGTGACATTTATGAAAACAGTCGTCCCATAAATGACTGGGGCTACATTGGCGAGAGTTACTACGACGGAACCAATAGTTCCAACGGAAAACCCCCGTTTTTCAGAGACATTAGCATATACGGACTCAACCAACACAAGTTTGTTGAATACGTGTTGATCAATCCCATGATTTCAGAATGGAATCATGACACATATGACTACAGTCAAGACACTGGCGTCATGGAAAACAACGTGACCATTAGTTACGAAACAGTCAAGTATTATTCTGGTGCTGTAGGCGGAGTCCGTCCGGACACAAACGTTCAAGGATTTGCATCTCCATCATACTATGACCAGCAAGGTGGCTCATTGAGCAGACCTGGTGGCACTCGAAGTATACTTGGACAAGGCGGTCTTCTAGATGCAGGTCTTGGAATTATATCAGATCTTGAGTCAGGCACTGTAGGCGGCCTAATAGGTGCAGTACAAAAAGCTGGAACAGCTTACAACACCTTTAAGGGTGCAAATTTAAAATCCATTGTCAAAGAAGAAGCAATTGGTGCAGTACAAGATGTTCTGCGTAGTACCACTTCGGGTGCGCCCAGCAGTACCAATGTTGGCCGCGAAGTGTTATCACCAGTAAGAAATATCTTGCAAAAACCAATTTTCCCAGTTCCACCAAAAGGATAACAGCATATGAGTACAGTAAACGTTGTCAATCCAGCCCTTGACAATACAGTCCGAATCTTTGACCAATTTTATAATTTTGACATACAAGTTCCGCAAAACGAGTATGATGTGGTCAACAGTTATTTTATATCAGTATTTAAATCAATCACTGCCGCAAGAAACTTTACAGTAACACTGTTTAGGGTTGCACAACAAACTCAAGTGCCAGTCATGACATTGTTAGCACAGCTACAGTCACAAGATGCACTAACAGTCAATACCACACTGGCTTACTTCTTGAATGGACTGCGTAGCCCCAGTACTTTGCTAGGCGTGAACTCAGTTCTAACTCCTAACTATTTCACAGCACGTAATGTTCTAGCATGAGCAACAACTTCGCCCAAGGGGTTTACCAGGTTAAAAATCCCAAAAAATATGTTGGCAAAGGTAGTCCTAGATATCGATCAGGGTGGGAGTGGGCGTTTTTTCAATTCTGCGACAACAACGATGCAGTACTGGAGTGGGCAAGCGAAGCAATTGCAATCAAGTACTTGCACCCTTTGACTGGCAAAATGGCCAACTATATTCCTGATGTGTTCATGCGATATCAGGCTCGCAATGATAAAATCTGTACAGAGCTAATTGAGATCAAGCCAAAAAATCAAAGCATGATAACAGAGAAAATGAAAGATCGAGACAGGGCTGTTGTTGCCATAAACCACGCCAAGTGGGCCGCAGCACAGGCCTGGTGCAAGAGAGCTGGCATTGTATTCCGAGTAATTACAGAAGATCAGATGTTCCACAACGGGTCTAAAAAGCGGTAAATACCGCATGACTCGTAAACTTGAAGAACTTTTTGATATGCCACAGGCTGATCCTGATAGCATACCCAGCTTTGACAATACCAACAGTGATATTGATGAAGCAAACATGTCGCTGTTACCATCTGCACTATCCGCCCTTGACAAAATAGAATCAGCTTTGCCGGCAGTGCGAGGCCTTGAGGCTAGCGATGTTGAAATGGATGACTTGGCCAAGAAAGCAGTTGACAGCTATGACAATCTCATGGACCTGGGAATGAATGTAGATAGCCGATACGCTAGTGAAATTTTTTCAGTAGCAAGCCAAATGCTAGGCCATGCAATAACAGCCAAAACAGCCAAGCTGAACAAAAAGCTCAAGATGATTGATCTTCAATTAAAGAAAGCCAAGCTAGATCAAGTTGACGCCCCTTCTGCCAAAATACCCAGTGCCGAGGGGCGCATGCTTGACCGTAACGATCTTTTACGCCAACTCCAACAGGATGCGGAAAAGACAAACGACGGTAAATAACATACAGGACTGAATTATGAAAACATTTGCGCAATACCTCACTGAAAGTGAAAAAACCTTTGATTACCGCATTAAGATTGTGGGAGATGTCCCTGATGGCTTTATGAAAGACTTCAAGGATAAACTAAAAAAGTTTGAACCAGTAAAAGTCTCAGACCCAAAGAAAACTCCCATTCAATCCAAGCCAGCTGGATTTCCCAACCACGAAAATCAGCCAGTCACAATCATTGATGCAACATTTAGATATCCAGCAACACCACCACAAATTACTCAGATAGCTGAACTACTGGGTTTGCAAGCCACACAAATTGACATTAACGATTTGAAGTGGAGTGAAGGTATGGACAAGGAACTCTTGGGCATTGCTGATCAAACAGATTTGCTAAACAGTGAGTATCCCGCAACTGATGCTGAACAACGTCAGTTGAAAAAAGAACATGCACAAGGCAACCAACAAGTGGTACAAAACTCAGCCGAGAATGCCAAATGGACAGTAGCTGGTGGTAAAACCAAACCAGCTGTGACAACAAATGATTTACCACAAGGTGTTAG